GAATCCGGTGGTTGAATCAAACGATACCCCGGTTACGGACGGGATTGTTCCGGCGAACTGGTTGAGGTTGCCCCAGCAAGCGAAGTACGTCATTACGGAGGGGAAAGCCGGTATTGCTCCGGTGAACTGGTTGAGGTTGCCCCGGCAAGAGAAGTACGTCATTACGGAGGGGAAAGCCGGTATTGCTCCGGTGAACTGGTCGAGGTTGCCCCAGCAAGAGAAGAACGTCATTACGGAGGGGAACGTCGGTATTGTTCCGGCGAACTGGTTGAGGTCGCCCCCGCACTCGAAGTACGTCATTACGGAGGGGAAAGCCGGTATTGCTCCGGTGAACTGGTTGAGGTTGCCCCCGCAAGAGAAGAACGTCATTACGGTGGGGAACGTCGGTATTGCTCCGGTGAACTGGTTGAGGTTGCCCCCGCACTCGAAGTACGTCATTACGGAGGGGAAAGCGGCTCCCGTAAAACTGCCCAGCAACGCATTGCTATAAAGTCTAAGTTGTGTTAAATACGGTAATTGAGTGAAGAAATTTGTCCAATTAATCGTACCGACAAGATTATTGGTGTTAAGGTTAATCTGTGTGATATGACCGCCTGAAACAGTGATTCCGTACCAGGTTGCAATCGTGGTTGAGGTGCACCATCCGGATTTGTTTGTCCAGTTGAAGCCGTTAGTGCCATAGAACAACCGAACCAACGCATCCATTTCGGATTGCGGCACGTCTGCCGGGGTAAATAAGCTGGGCATATCGCCTTGACTGACTCCGACAAACGTGGGTGCCGCTTCTCCTGCGTCTGGTGGATCGACACCATTGGCGGGAATTGTCAACTCTACCGTAGACGGTGAGCCTATGGTGTACCCTGTACCTGCAACCAGGGATAGGCCGATTGTCTCAGCTAACGGCTCGGAGATACCGTCAGCGATAACAATAATTGGTATATTTGTATCGCCTTCGGCAGAGATAGTGTAACTCGTAGCGACTGCACCGCCGCCAGATTTGGTGTAATCTGTACCGTTAACAGCAGTCCCGGAAATCGCGAGAACTGTTTGAGCCCCGACCGAAGTGCAGCCCGAGCCGGTGCAAGTAATTTCACACTGTCCAGAATCAGGTCCAGTTTCTGAAAGCGTTGAATCTGAGCAAGCAAGGGTAAGAACGGCAGGATCTGCCGTGGCGGTCCCAACTAAATTCACCTCACCCGCTGAGGCCCAGGGATTGGCGTTGACCTCGGAGATCGCCACCAATTTTGCATATCTCCCATCCTTCGCACTGGCAAACGTGATAGTCTGTTCGCTGTAACTGCTTGTAAACGTCCCGGTCGCTACAGCAGTTCCCCAGGCCGCGGGATTGTCAGAGATGTATATCTCATAATCAGCAATTCTGCCGTTCACTTCATCCTGACGCGGGAGATACTTCAACGCTGTCACTGTGTAGGTGCTGCCGAAGTCAATCTGCAAATAATGCGGATGGGCCGGGCTTGCGCCGTACCATTGCGTGTGCCAGAAGGTGCTGTTGTTCCCATCGCAGGCATAAGTGGCCGGAGCCATCTCACCCACTATCTCCTCACTGTCTGCGGTGCAAGTAAAAGGATGGGGAATTAAAGCTTCCGGGGTTCCTGGGATGTACAGGTAGACCCCGATCTCCCAATATGGTGACGAGCCGTAATCATATTGGTTACCAGTTTCGACGATGGGTGGGGTGGTGCTCCAATCAGTTCCGGTTGGGCTTATAGCCGTATTGTATGCTGCGCCAAGGTCTGCGCCTGAGTCAATCGCGGGAGAACCAGAACCGAGTGTATAATCGTCAGATGCGGGCAAGGTAAAAAAAGGATCAGTCTCCATGCCTTTTATCTCCTGCCCAGTATTGGTTTGCACAGATGCAATGCCAGTATATGTTACGCCGCTGCCCCATTCTAGCGAGAAGCTGCCACCTGTATAATAATAGAGATTGTTGTCAATCGTTCTACCGGCAGTTGAATAAAATCTGGCCTGTTTCGCCTGTCTTGAGTCGCTCAGAATATTATTTTTATAGATAAACGTGGCAGAATCAGATGAAAATATATTGTATCCCAGGTTATTGCCAACCCTGCCATTATTAACTAGGGTATTGTTATAGACATATATAGTTGCGCCAGCGTTGACAGTGGAATCAGAATAGATACCACCTACATCTGGAAAGGCTCTGTCGATGAGACCATTATTAAATATCAAATTGCCGTAGATAAAATGATTGCCTGCCCCTACCCCTATTAATGCGATACCTCCATTATTGCCCCAAATTCTGTTATTATGTATTTCTAACCTAGTTGAGTTAATTCCATTAACAGTCGTTGTATTAATCCCAAATTGATAGACATTGTCATAAACATCGTTGTATCTGACAATAACTCCATCGCTGCCCTTTATATCTATCCCGTCCTCGCCGAGTGAATTATTTTCTGGATCGCCAGGAGTAGCAGAGGGGTCGTTGTGTCCGTGAACGCTATTATGTTCTGCAAGACAAGTCGACGATAACTCGAAAACAATCCCATCAATGCCTTTCGCCGACGTTCCGGATACGGCATATAAATGAGAGTATGAAACAGTTGCAACATCTACCCGCTGAAACGCCACATCAGCTCCGCCAGTGTCATCTCCGGAGTCCTTAACCACAACCCCATCACCGGCCGAACCGCCAACAGTAATATTGCTGGCTATCATAGAGCTTGGATCACCAAAGAAAAGTGCTTGCTTGGTAGTATCATGGCAAAATATATCTGTGACTATCATATAGTCGGTGTCACCAACACCCATAATACAACGACCAGTATTAGAAATTTCTATATCGTCAATTTTGATATAGTCCTTCCCATTGCTCATTATGCCGGCATCCCCATCGTTAAGCGTCCTTGTAATTGTAGCAGCACCTGTGCAAACTTCGGAGTTTGCAATCCAATCACAGTCGCCGGACTCTAAGCCGTCGTAAGTGATATATCCACCGATAGCGTTGCCAGAAGATGGAATGGTAAGCTGAGAAGTTATTGCTCCCTTTAAGTAAATTGTATCACCTGGAGAAAAATAAGATATATTATGAATTGCAATACTCATCCTGTTAGCATATGTTATTCCATCTCCTGAACCAGCGGAATTCTGTGCAACATAATAAGTAGATGCCATACCTAATGAAGGTAAGGCGTTAACTATAAAAAATAATACAAAATTAGAAAGATATCTTTTCATATAATCTCACTCACATATATTTAAAATTTCAGGAACAAGAAAAGTTGTCGTATGATTCGTTGGTTGCTTGTCAGTGATTAATTAATTTGGCCAAGCTCTGTCCGTTTTTATTATAATACAAATACACAGCCTCCACATTCGCTTGATTATTAGATATTAAAGCAAAATACGCGCCCAAAATATTTTGCACTTGCAACATACCAACATGATTTCATTTCTAGACAAGTTTTGGTGCTTAATAGATCCTAAAGGTCAACAATTAAAATTGTGATACAACTGTAGGCAACAACATTCAGCACGAAAACGGCAAAGCCGTCATGGTCAAACTCTGCGGCAGCATTTGTCAGCACTGTCCTGGTAGACGTGGGGGCGGTGCCATCGTAAACAATAGGATGGCCAGCAGTGCCTGAACTCGGGACAGTCAGAGTAGTAATGGAAATCAATAAATTTCGCATTAGAACACCGCCGTTCCAGTGGTACGTTGGTATTTTACCTCGATACCCATGACGTGGAAGGCCTGGGCGTAAGTGTCGGTTGTGGTTGCCAGCCTAGTAATATCGAATTTGCACCGCTCGCTTGCTGCAATGCTTCCGGCCGGCGTAATGGCTGCTGAATAGGAGGTCCACAGGGTGTCATACTGAACATACGTTGCATCGGCGGTTAGTGATGCGGTTTGCGCTGTGCCAACCGCGGTTGTCGTGATCTCACTATTTGCCATGCAAACCGCCGCGACCTCAAATGCTATCACTTCAGTATTCGCCGGGGCAGTGGCGGCGCTCACTGTCCCTCTGACCTGCACTTTAACAGTGGTCCCCGTAAAATCGGGCGGCACAACCCAAACACAATGTACGTCGTTGTTGGCCGAGCCAGAAAATGAACGGCCCTGTTGATCGAGAGTGCCAGTAATCGGCTCCCACGCGCCAGGTGCCACCGACCCACCAGTGCACCATACCCCCAGCGGAATGAAATCTGAATCAACCTCAGGAGCTTGCAGCGCGATAGTCCCGGTGTTTATTGCTGTCACCCCGGAATCAGAACTCACGGCCACCTGATTATCCGTGGCGGTGTCAAAATCCCACTTTAGTCGCTCTAAACCGGCAACAGCGGCGAATGCTGTATCTGATGCGCCTATGTACATCGCAGCGTCTGAAGAATCCCACCATATTGAATACCTCCAGGCACCAGCCGCTTTATAGGCCAGCCAAAAATCAGAATACTCCGCCGCATCTGTCGTTGTTGTTTCATTCCCACAAATTTGGAATGTATTTTCGTTGCTGCCTGTGTCATCCGAATCATTCCCGGTAAAACAAGGGTTTGCTGCTGAGGCCACAGTCGCAGTCAAGGCTGAGAGATTGCCAGACGCGTCCGCGCCGTAGGCCGTACCCCCGACTGTATAACCCCCGTTAAAGTTTGGTGCTGACACCCATTCAGGGGCACTACTTGCGCCGGTGGCCTGTAGAGTGTAATCGTTTGTTCCGTTTGCCAGCAATGCGGGGGCTCCTGCAGCACCGAACATAAACATGCTGTAAGCCGTACCGACGATGGCAGAGGGGGTCAAGGTCCCCGCAGAAGACGTGGCCGTATGCGCATGAGTCGCATTGGTCCAGCCTGTTCCGGAGATAGTCGGGGTGACAATGGTCGGACCATCTTTCAAAACATAATTCCCTACTCCGGTGGTTCCATTACAGGAAAAAGCTACTCCAACCCCTCCACCAATTGGCCCCTGCGCTGTAGTGCAATCTTGTGTTAGGTTTGATCCGTCCCCGGTAGGCGTTACATAGTCTGTACCTGGGGTTAACGCGGATTGCGGAGGGGAGGAAGGAATACCCTCGGCCCATGCATAGACTGGTAAGCACAACAGCAGTATTGCAATTTTTATCTTCATAATATCCTCACTTCATAGTTTAAGACGGTCCATGTAAACCCTGTACCGGCCAGGCCGGTTACTATAATTCTGGCAGTGGTCGAGAGGACGCCGAAATCACATGCCATCGCTGCATCCCCCTCGATTGAAGAAATTACGGTAGTAGCCCCTTCCTGCGTGGCATTGCCACCGCCATCTCGATAGAATAGCCCCTCGATATGATAAGAGGAGCGTTCGGAGCCATCGGATTTTTGCGCTAAAATTTGAGCCTCGATCAAATACACTTTCTCATCAGTAAGCGACAATGACGCCAGCACGGTGGGTGTAGCGTCCGTAGTTGCTACCTGTGCGTATCGTTCGTGCCACTCGCCATCCTCATATGAGGATCGCCGGAACGCTACATTACCATCAGAAATAGCGACGTTCTCCGCCCAGGTACTCGTCGAAGTTCTCCTGATTATTTTGCCACTGTACACCATCCCTGAACCAACCTCCTCAAAGTTCGACAAGTGTATGGCCCGAGTTGAGGTGTTTACCCAGTCGTGATCTTTCAGGAAAAGATTAATACCTGAAACATCATTGGTGTTCCCGCCGATATGGACTCCTTCCCCAGGGTCCATGGTGTTCATTCGTATCCCATTTAAGTGCAGGCCAGTAGTGTAAATTGCCCCGGAATCATCGGCATAAATATGATCCGTGGTCTGGCCCTCCATGAACCCGCCGACAATGGTAGTGTTGTATACTCCTAACAAATAAAAGCCGAAACCATTGTCCTCTACATTATTTCCGATAAAGGTATTGGAAGTTATTTCGCTCGCTGAATACTCCAGCCAAACGCCCTTTCCGGTATTGCCAACAAATTTATTAGAAACAAACTCATTATCGTTAAATCCCGTTCCGGTAGTAACAGCCTTCAATCCGTCAACATTGTCATGGACATTACACAAGGTAACATTCCAAAAAATGCCGCCAGTTGTATTGATGCCAGTCTCAAAGTTTTTAATTTCCACTTGATAAAGCTCTATGTTGTGTTTCGCTGCCCCGTATATTCCCACCGATCCAGCCACTTTGCTGACACCGTTGAGGGTTAAACTTTTTATACGCACCGCATTCATCAAAACAATATTATTCCCGGAGTAGGAGCTTTTTAACTCGGTCACCCCACTACCCAGCCCTTGCCAGGTGTGAAGCCCCGCCGGCGTGAGAGATGAACTGAACAGGTATACTCCAGCGTTAAATTGCAGTGTACCCTCAACAGTCAACGCGTCATCTGCCGCTTGGATCTCTGCGGTCATGTCTGTTGTGCCAGGAGTCGTGTTGTCGCCCCACCATTCAGGCTCGGCATATGATAACCCTGTCACTACCAGGTTCGCGCCTACCCACTGGAAATTTCCGTTTACCACCGGCGGCTTGCCAAAAGCCAAAGTTTCAGTTCCACCGCCGGCCGTGCCCTGAACCATGCACCCTTGTCTGACCTCAAGGGTCAAGGTTTCGGGGGTTGTGTCCGTTTCGGCGTCCGGCCATGTTACTGTGCTGTCGCAGATAAGAGTTGTTGGAGTCGCCCCGATGTCAGCGAGCGCGGCTGAGATGTCGCCCCCGTAAGTGGTGGACAGAGATATAGTATCAGTCCCACCTATGCCATAGACGATATCCCGATCCTCGACAAGTGTCGTTGTCGGGGTCGAGTCGCATGTTCCATCGTCATCGGCTGTGTATATGGCGACCTTTGCACACCAAGAGACATAAACATCGGCCTCTCCGCGCGCGTTTAGTTCCAGGGGGTTTGCGTTATTGGCGGAGCACGTTGCGTCGGCGCAAGTTGCGTGTTTTATCGAAGTGCCGCAATCATACCAATACGTGCAGCAGTTTGCACAAGGGTTCCCATCGTCATCGTCAACGTGGAAAATAGGGTAGACCACTGGAGCGGCAGCTTGGACATTTGTAGCACAGATCACAAGAAACAGGAACAGCCAGATTTTTTTCATTATTCAACCTCGCGAGTTTTATCCTCGGTATCTCAATCCCTAACTTGGAAAACATCCACCCCGAATCCGCAATAACAATCCAGCCGGGACGCTATTTCAACAGCCTCGGCCGCCGTCTTCCCGCAGGCCATGGCCCCCATGGCAAATTGTTTCCCCGAGCCCCAAGACATGAATGCAGATTCAACCTTTATCGCCACCGGGTGACTTTCGTAATGTTTGGCACCATAATTGCCAGCCACTATTAACTTGGTAATCTCGTCATTGTCCTCTTGCCATTTCGGCCATTTTGCCGGGTCAGCTCCGTTTTCGTACCATTCGGCCAGCATGAGACCTTCGTCCTGGCTCCCTACCCAAGCGACCACCTCTTGGCTTTTAAGTAACCTGATTTTTGTTGACACAAATTTCGCCGTATCGATTGTCCCCATGCGATCAGCCGCAAGGGTTTGGCCATCCCAACAGACAACGCTCATTTTTCCCCCAGTACAGTTGAGTTGTATTTTTTATTGTAGGCGTCCATGATCAACTTAACCTGCCGGTCTATTCTCTCTGTTGAAACACCCCGTTTCTTTGCCTCTCTTTTTGCTTTTCTTAACTCTTTTAACCTTTTAGCCGTATCGGTTGCGAGAAGAATCAACTTGATAGTTTTCTGGTTTTCTTTTCTGATTTCGGCAAACTTGGATGGTTCGTGTTTGTAAAATTTCAATTGGTCAGAAACAAGCTGCACTTCGTCGAGCCTCTTGTAAAAAATGGTCTTGTCTTCCCGGTCATAATCAGCTCCGTAAAATTTCCGCAGGAACGGTGTCTTTGTATTGGAAAGTTCTTCCCCGGCAACCAGCCTTCGCCCGGTCTCGAAGGTGTTCCCGATCATCCTGCCTATGCCACCGCCCGCAGTCTCGATCAGCAGCAGGTCCAGAATCTCAGGAGAGACATTTGCCGCTCCGGGTTTCACTTCATTCCCGCCCGTGGCATCGTTGAGCCATTTGGCCAATGCTTGGTTGACTCCCGTGGCGCTCTGCCAGTGCATTTGATATTCTGGTTTGGGCCGGCCGTATGGTGACTGTTCAGGCTTCAGCGGGTTGCCGGCGAAGGTTTTGTTTTCAGCGATCTGTACTACGGGGTCCATCACTGTCGGGGCCAGGAACTGAGCCACTGAACCAGTCCCACCCACTGGTGAAAATGCCTCGACTATGGCTGAAAGAAGTCTGCCCCCGGAGCTCATCGCCGTGGCACCGGGCTTGGTGAACATCTCGGAAATGGCTTGCCCCACCACATGGAACACATTGAACCCCCAGGGGGCCGGCATCTTGAGCGGCTCTTTCAGGTCCAGGCCCAGCACCTGCGGCATGAGGATGATATTGCGCTCCTTCACATAGTCGGGGATCTTATCGTAAAGCGGGGTATCATCATCGTCATCACCGCCGGCCGACCGATTTACCATGTCCAGCACCGCGGCCATGACGATAGTCCCGGCAACCAGCTTCCTGGTCTGCGGGCTGCGCAAAATCGCCGACAGCATCCTGGCATTGCCCTGGACCGAGGCGTTGTAAAAAAGATACAGGGCATTCATGGTTGTGCCGAAGTCGCCCTTTTTCTCAAAATTGACCGTCAAATTCTTGGCAATATACCCCGCTTTCTGCCTGGTCAAACCTGAATCCAAGCATGCCTTGTAAGCGGCCAGGCGCATGGTATTCTCAGCGATGGCGTTGTAGTCATCGATGAACGTGCCCAGTGCCCGGACAAATTTCCTAACGTTGCGCTTCCCTTGAAGCAGCTCGATTTCTTTTTGAAGCTGGCCGTAACGCTTTTGGATGTCGCCATGGGCCCCAACCCATCCGGTTTTTACCCCGTCTTCCTCCGCCTGCTTCCAGAGCTTACCCCATTCGGTCTTACCTTCACCCCTCAGCCCGTCCCAGACACCTTTCATGGCGGAAGGGACATTCTTCAGCATCTTGCGCCGAAGCCCCTTAATGTCGGCATCAGAGATATTGTAAAGGGCAGTCTGGAGGTCACGGGGAAAGTTCACCAGGAAAAACTCTGGGTTCAGGCTGGTGTTCACCATCGACAGGTATCGGTTGATGCCGGCCAGGACCTGCAACGCAAGATTCATTTTCTCGGTCCCCAGGCCTTTGTAAGCCTTAGCGAATCTCACGGCCCGCTCATCCTTCTCGTTGAAAACGATCAGATACTCTTTACCCTCGCGCTTGACGGTAATAACGTGATCTTTTTCTTTAAGGCCTGGATCGGCCACACTGCGGACCTCTTCCCGAGAGCCAACATCGAGGTCTCTCCCGGTGCGCTCAACTTCCTTTTCCGCCCACTTGGCGGCTTGCTCTTTTGTCCTGGAGGTGTGGATAACCTCCTCGCCGTCATACACCGACCAAACCCTTACCGGGGCTTGCTTGGTGGCATACGGAACGATCTTGGCAAAAGTCTCATCCGGGTAGTCTTCAAACATCTTGAGCATGGCTTGGCCGATCTCGGTCTTCTGCGCCCGGGCAATGGTGTTTTCATACTGCCCTATCATCCTCGCCACAAGGTGCGGATGGTCAACGGCCTGCGGAGAGCCGAGACGCCACCTGGATTCCTTGCCACGCACCTGGAAGCCCTGCCCCCGGCCCGGAGTGATTTCCTCGGCTTCTTCGCGATTCAGGGGCACGTAGTGCGCCCAACGGCCCGCCCACGCTTTTGCCTCTTCGGGAGCCAGCAACCCCGACTCGACGGCGAGCAAAATCCGGTCATGGTTCATCTTGTCCACAAGGTCGGCAATCTCGGCAAAGCCTTTCTGATTCTTGGCCTCTTCGTAAACCTGCCGGGCCTCCTCGTCGGTCATCCCGGAAAGATCGGGCTTCCGGGTCTCTTCCGGGTGCATGGCGGCGAGCTTGGTGTTCACATCGTCTTCTACCACGTGCCGGGCATGCAGGTATTTGCCCAGAGTCTCCTGGTCCATGCCGGTCTTGGCGATGGCTTCAAGCAAAGGCTTGGCTCGCTCCTTGGTGAAGGTCTCGACCCGGTTTTTGGTCTTGGCCTGGTATGTCCAGAACTTTTCGTATGGATTGGCCTCGTCAGGAAGTTTGCCGGCGATGGAAAGCTCAATGTCCTGCTGGAAGTCGTAAAGGTCGATGGCCTTATCCTGCATCTTCTGGCGGAAGGCCGTGAACATGCTTTCAGCGGATGAAAGAATCTCGGCGGCCCTGGTCTGCTCGGCAGTCACCGGGCCGGGCTTGGCCACGCTGTACCGGATGTCAGGGTTGCGCGGCGAGAACTGGCCAGTGTTGCCCATTGAAGATTTTATCTGATTCGAGGAAAAGACTGCGTAACTCTTAGTCCCCTGCTCATTCATAATAACGCCATCGTGGCCCAATTCTTTGAATTTATCGGTGAATGCTCTATGAGCAACCGCCGCAAAAAGTGGAACATCAATGGATGTATATTCTGCGATTTTCTCCGGGGCTGAGTCTGGGCGCAAGTGTATAAAATAATCACTAGGGCGCACTCCCCACGTCTTCAACAAACCACCTATATTTACTTCTTCTTCAGAAGGCCCCATTCCCGAAATATCTATAGGATTTTTCATGGCAAGATATGCCGGGATGACGGATGGCTTATCAAACCTACCAGCTCTCCGATTTACATACTTCTGTTTCCCCCAACCAGCGTAAGCGTTTGCGTACTCGCTATCTTCCGCAAAAAAATAAATTGACCGTTTGTACGGTTTAAATTCTGCTTCCTCGAAATGTAACGACCCATGGTAAACCACCAGCGGATCACCGTTCGCATCAATAACTTTGCTGGCATTCTCCGGGTCGTTCTCGAAATCCCCGAACCACTCCCTGAACGCCGGGGTCCTGGTCTGCACCCACTGCCGTTCATTGAGCTTGGTCGGCTTACCGCTGGGGGCTTTCATCCAGCTTTCAGTTGTCCGATATTTGCGGACAACTGTATCATACTGCCGCTGCGCCTCTTCAACGCTGATGCCGTACTCCTTGGCCATGCTGTGAGCCACAACCATATCGTTGGTGTCAACGGCATGGTCTGTCGCTTCCCGAACGCCCCCTCTGGCCCACCGCCGAGCCCCACCAGTGAACAGCGTCACGAGGTCAGATTCAGTCAGCTTCGTGGTCGGGATGCCGAGCCGGAAGAGGGCCATTTTCACGGCTGAGATTACGCGCTTAAAAATGCTGTGGTTGTGGTTCTCCGGGTTCTCCAACCAATACGCCAATTTTTCTTCTTCAACCAGTTCGACCGGAGTGTCTGCTGGCACACGCTCGGCTGCCGCCCTGGACGCTGCTGAGTCAAGCCGGGAGAAGTCGGCAAGGATTTTGTCACGGGCGTTGATGAAGGAGCGGTCCTCTTTCAGCATTGCATGAAGGCCGCCTTCATGGATGAAGATATATTTGGCTTTGCCGGCCTCCATGTTTCCCGCGACGAGCCAAACCTTACCATTCAGGTACGTACCAACCACCACCTTCCCGTCTCCGCTGGTGATTCCCCGCCCGCCTTCCGGCAGCCCCGCCTCAGTCCTCACCACCTCCAGCTTGCCCCGCCGCTTCACCGAGTCCAACCCCTTGCCGAGGAAGTCGTGCAGCTCGGTCTCTACCTGGGCTATCGTGGTGCCGGTTGAGGGGGCGGCGGATTTGGAGAATGCTACACCCGCCGTTTTGTACGCTTTCCTTTTCGCATGTTCCAGCGCTCTTCTAGTGCGCGGGATTTCAAAACTCCCGGTTTTGTTTTTCATCAGAATGGGCGGGCCGTGCTGTTGAGTATCCACGCCCCCATCCGCCATGCTCTTGGAGCGGGTGAGCCTTTTAGGGACCGGCGGCAGCTTGGCAATCTCTGAATCGATAAACTCGATGAACCTTTTTTTGTTCCACCCGGTAACATCAATCTGCCCCGCGCCAGGGGAGGCCACCGCACCGGCGTTTTCCATGGCGCGATCCGTCGCCGGAGTCGTGGGGGGCTCTGCCGGGGACGCCTTCGCAGACGGCCCCGCTGTTTCTGCGCCTGGCAGATCAGGCTGTGCTACTTCTTCTTCCCGCCCTTCTTGCTCTGCGGCTTCTTGGGCATCGGCCCGGCCCGCCGCGCTTCCTTCTCTTCCAACTCCTTCATCATCGGCAGCTTGCTTTTCTTCATTGGCTTTTTCCTGTTTCTGTTCGTCATTGGAAAACATTTTCAAGTCAGCCTCAATTCTGCCAAGGCGTTTCCCGAGTTTCTCGACTTCATCCACATCTCCGCGTTTTTTCGCAGCGGCGATCCGAGCGTAGGTCATGGACTCCTCGGCCTTTAAGCCGTTGATTACGTTCTGGTCAGCTACTGTCTGTTGCTGTTCGCCTTCCTGCGTTCCCCGGCTGTCCCTTGGCTTAACGATATACCCCGCGACATATTTATTGCCGATAACTTTTGTAATCGGGGCAACCGTGTGCGTCTCTGTTAATTCGTTGTCAATTCGGTATTCTTCTGCATCCCTTTTTTTTTTGAACGGCCTGCCTGATTTTGCTGTGTGCACCTGTTCAGCGGATGTGTTCACGCCGCCCGGCGGAACACCCTCTCCGGCAGGCACCGCAGCCCGGCCGCTATCGCCTGCCACTGTTCCGGCATCGGCTCCAGCTCCTTGCCCTGCCACAACACCAGGATCCGCCACCCGTCCGGATGCTTCTCTATTTTTACCGGCAAGCAGCCGGGCCTCTTCCTCATGTTTTGCGATTTCCTCACTTACGAGTTTTTCCGTTACTGGCCCGTCCGCCATCAGTGCGGCCCTGGCCTGTTCTTCCGCGGTGGCTTTATGCCGTGCGGCATCCTGGACATTGCCCCTGGCCGCCAAGCCGTTGGCCATCGTCAGGTGCTGGCCGATACCATCAGCCACGGCCTGCTTTTGCTTTTGCTCTTCGGTCAGCTCGCGGCCGCCAACCGGCGCGATTGAACCAGGGACGCCCATCGCCTTGGCCAGTTTTTCAGAAAGCGGCTTCAGCTTCTCGGCAAACGGGGTGCTGGTAAGCGGAGCAGGAGGCTGGTATTCATTCGCCAACTCGTCGAGCTCGGCACCAGTCGGTGGCGTCGGCGGGGTGCTTGCCGGCCGCATCTCAAAAGATCGGTCAGCCGGGTTCAGCGGCTCGATCCGGTAAATGGTACGCTTGCCTCGTTGCGCCGGTTTCACGCGCAGGTCTTTACGGCCCTCGAAGGCACCACCCTGCCCGGTGAGCTGGTGAAGCACGCGGGTGGCCGCGCCCTTCGATCCATAATCACTGGCCGGCAAGGAGCCGCCAAGTTCAAAGGCAGGGTTAGGCTGGGTCTCTTGCGGCAAAGCTTTCGGAGCGTTGGCCATTCGCTGCCGCTGGTTCCGCACCTCCACTTCCGCTGCAAGCTCGATATCCCGGCTAGCCAGCTCATCCATCAATTCCCATTGCCGCTGTCTCGGCGCTTGCTCGGCCCACGGGGTATTGGCCATCGTATTGCGGATGCGGGCCGCAATGTCTGCGTCGTTGGTTTCCTGGTCAGTGTAGGCTGGCGGCCCACCGGAAGTAACCGGGGCAGCAGGCATGGGCAGAGATCCTGGTTGGTAAGCTGGCTCAACTGGTGGCGGGACGACCGGTGGTAACGCCGATTCTGATGGGGAAGGCTGTGCGGACTGTGGCGGCGGCGCTGGCACCGGTCCCGGTTTCGTTACTGCCCCGCGCACACCACCAGATATCCCACCCATGACAGCGCCGGCAACGCCGGACTCTGCTATCCGCAACGGAATATTCGTAAGAGGCACATCATTGATGTAGGCGTTGAGCACGGAAAGCCCTTCCTGCCCCATTTCCTGAAATGCTTCTTCGGGAACCTGACGGCCGGCTTCCATAATACCACGCTTGATAGCGGCCTTAATCAGCCCGTCATCGCTTGAGCTGATTAGACGCTTGATAAGCGGTGCGGTTTTCGGGGCGTTTTTTTCAAACCATCCGAGCCACCTGGCCGAACCTCCGGCAAGTTCCAATAAGCCCGCGGCCCCGCCCGTACCGAGGGAAGTCAACGCCCCCTTTTTATCAACAACTCCTTTTTCTTCCAGGATTTCGTTGTAATTCGCGCCAGCCTCAACTGTGCCGATGGGGACGGTTGAGGCACCCATGGCAAGCCCCTTCAGGACTCCCTGTAGCGCCAAACCTTTGATGGCCACGTTGGCTGCTATACCTGGGGTGAAGAAAGTCAACAGGTTGGGGATTTGTTCCATGGCCGTCTCGTAAATGGCCAAGGGCTTATCCGCCCATTCGCTGGCAATGATGCCGGGGGTATCGCGGGGATGTTGAGCCGCCTTCTGCTCAGCGGTTGTGGCAATATTTTCAAGCCCGGCCTGAAGTCTATCTGCTCCGACCACATTTGCGACAGCAGCAAGGCCTCCGGCCGCCCCGGCCGCAAGCTGGTGCGCCCCGCGTTTAATGGCCCGCCCGGTAACACCACCTTGCACAGGGTTTGGCATCCCGGCCAGGTACTCAAGCAGATCACTGGACGAATAGCCCGCCTCGACCGCCGCCTTCGAGTCGTACTTGTATGCCTTGGCGAGGTGGTCTAAAAGCTCGTCGTCACTATATCCTGCGGCGCGAGCTCCTGCGAGGTCGTAAGGCATCAGGCTTTCTTCTTCAGAGTTTTAATGTCGTAACCCATCGCAGCCAATTTTTGTGCAACTTCCTTGGACATTGAATTGCTCTTCATCTGATCCTCTGCCAACAGGACCAAAGCTTTTTCGGCCAGCTCATTTTCTCCGTATTGTTCAAGGTCCGCAATGTCGCGCTCGGAGATCAATTTTCCGGTGTCGATCCTGTTTTTGAGCCCGGCTACTGTTTTCCTCGTCGCAGCGGCATCGTTGGCTGATCTGCCTTTCGCAAAGGCGTTGCCGATGGCAGCTCCCGCCCGTTTCACCAGGGCCACCGGGTCACTCGGGTCCCCCTGGTCGGACATCTGATTATTGCCAAAATTTGAAGCAGGCGGCGGAGCGGGACGGGCAAGAGCATTTGGCGCGGCGGTCATTGCATAGGGCGGGATTGGTGTTTCTTCTGCCGTATCATTCGGATCAACAAAATCGCCCTTGTTCTCTGTCCGTGGCTGTCGCGGCACTAAAGAAGACTGGTCCCCATGCGATGATCTCAACGGCGGTGCTTTCGGGGCACCGTCAAGGAAAAAACCATCCAGGCCCTTATGTTTTCCCTTTTCCGCAGGAGCTGGTGCTTTCCGACCTCTCACGGTGCTCAATTTCGCACCGTCCTCAATATCTTTCAGGTCGATGGTGCGCTGCTCCATGGCGGCCTTGAATTCTTTTTCTTTGCCCTCGATGACTTGTCCGTTATAAGCTATCCCGTCGCGCTCAAGCCCTTTTTCAAACTCATCGTCATACCTGTCCATCGCTTGGGCTGGGGTCAATTGGTTGGTGCGTTGCCCGGCAACAGGACGGCCCATTTTCGCCCCACCTTGCAGCTCAGACTGTACGTTTTCGGCCGGGACTTGATATTGCTGCGTCCCGTCTGGGCTGGTCATCCATACTGCTGCCGGAGTTTTTGTTTTGCCTTGATATAAGACCTTGCCGTCCGGGCCGACCAGGGTTCCGCCTTCATAGATCGTCGTTGGTTTCCCTGGTTCCGAGGGAGCGGCATAAATCTCTTGCCCAGTTTCCGAATCAACAAGACGGCCTTTTATGACGACAGGGTCCTTCTTGCCGGAAATTTTACGCTGGATAGATTCAATAAAGGTCGGATTACCCGCCTGTTTGTGAAAATTCTCCACCGCGAAGGCTATTGTGGCATCGTCCACACCTCGGCTTTGCAAATAAACCCCAAGTCTATCCGCTGCAACATCGCGATCCTGTTGATATGTTTGAGATTTGGGATCAAGCCCGAGATACAGTTGGCTGGAGATTTTCACTATACTCTCATCCATGCCCAACTGTTGGATTTGATTCTGTATCCGGTTGCTCTCCTGCTTCATTTTAAATTCAGCAATAGCGTTTTTCTGGTTCTCTTTCTCCCATTCGAAACGCTCGGCATCAAGCCGCTGTTTTTTTGAGGTTTCAAACCCCTTTAATGCGTTCCCGAAAGGATCGGCTACAATAGGATCGGGAACCGAGTAAGCGCTAAAGCCCATTATATCCTCCCATTACCACCATTTGTTATATGTCCCAAGCTTGTCAATCCCGAAGCCTATCATATTGTTCAGGTTGTTCATTCCCTGCGCCTCAGCGTTACCGGCTTGTATCCTGCCAGTGGCAAGGGCGTTGCCGCCCTCCCACAATGCTTCGCCGGCCACCTTGGCGGTCTGTGATCCGACTTCGCCCAGACCCGCGCCTGCCACCTGCCCGGAACCTGACAGCGCCAGCTTCGGGTTGATAACAGTATCCAGCCATAGCTTGGCGCCAGTGACATAATCCTGTTTAGCCAGTCCGGTGGCGAACTTGACGCCTTCAGTAAGTGCCGCTCCTGAACCAAGCTGCCCCTGTGCGTTCAGTTGTTTGTTTAACGCATTCAGGCCTTGCCCCAACTCCCACTTATACACCGGCGTCTCTTCGTGTTCGTACCCCCTATTCACCTCCTTCTCCACCTTCTTTAGCTGTCGCGCCCCTATTTTCAGCCATGGCAGTTGGTCAGATCTGGTCTGATTATACGCCTTCCACTGCAGGTCGGCGACCCTGTTTGCGGCATCGTTGGCCATCTGCGCACCCTGAGTGGCCGCGTCCGCCGAAGCCTCTGCCGCGGAATTGTTCATATACCCCATCACGCCGCCGGCGACCGCCCCAGCAGCAATACCGGCCGCACCGGCCCCAGCGGCAACCGCCAACCCACCCCCGACAATAGCGCCTACGAACATATTGCCTCCTTGACCATACAGCCGTCTTTCCAGCCTTTTGATATCCCTTCAGAGATAATTTGCGCTATGGGGACCGGGTAACACCGAAGGTCCTGTCCCAACATATAAACTGGCCGGCTTGCCAAGTGGTAATCCAGGTTTTCTATGGTCGGCGCCGACATCAATGAAATGTTCCTGCACTCACAGGTTCTCAAGTACATCCCATAGGCGGTTGATATCTCAACCTCATTACATTGAACTGGGGTATAGTGTTCCGCGAAATGGTCCATGAACGACTCATAAAGCTCTGATTGAAAAATCTTCTGTTCTCCAACGTTGCGCCAATTATGAAACATGGTCCTGATTCTGAGCATGCCGAAAAGGTGCCGGTAGGCGTCATAGAATTCTTTAATAAATTCAAGTTCATCAAGGCTTTGAATTGAAAACATCACACAGGCAGCCTTCACCCCGGCATTGGCGATATTCTCGATAGCTTTCAGTTTTTTCTGGGTAATCTCGTCGCCATAATTTTTTGGGTGTTGGAAGGAACACGCAAACCGATAGGCGCCGAAATTATCTACCCAGGCCGGCGTCATGGTCTTGCTGAAAAACTCCTCATCAGCTAAATTCACCATGTTGGTTATGGTGCTCGGGTTCCAGCCCATAGTATAGGCCGTTTCGACAAACTCGTGGTAATCCGGCCGCTCGGTCGGCTCACCACCGGAAAACATCAGCGAAAATGGTCTCGGCTGTAAGTGCCGGTATGGCTCATAGAGCAACTGGTTCAAAAACTGCTGATCATAGATGTTATCCCCACCGTAGTAGCACCACGGGCAGCTCATGTTGCAACCATTCCAGATATGCACGATAATCGCGTTGTTGTTGCCCATCGTGCCGTAACGGTAGAAAGCCGAGAAGTGCGACCAGGACCGCTCAACCATGGCTTCTGTTTCGCCATGGACCGGGCAAGTTTTTTTCATCCAGGCCTCCCTTCCCCGCGGGAAGATAAAAGCCGGCACCTTGCAGTAACAGGTTGGGCAGAGGGATATAGTTTCAATCATGCGTCAAACTCCAAGCCGAAAAGGTATGCTGAAGCATCAGCATCGGCAGTCGCTCCTGTCACAGGCTTGACGCCGAACTCGTCTCCAGCATCAAGCACGGCATATTTCGTCCCACTTCCATCAATTACCATGAAATCCGTGCTCGCGGTCATGGTGGAAAGATTAACGGTATTGACCCAAGTGTCAGCGTTAACCCCGTCGCCGAGATCAAGGTCAGTCCCACCGGCCAGGCTGGCGGTGGGGTTGCGGATCAATACCAACACCGGAATGGCCTTTTTGCCTGGAGGCACTGTGTAGATAATGCTTTTCCCGTCGCCGTTTTGCAAATTGACCGTTACCGGCCCGGCCAGCAAGGCGACAGCATTGTAGGACAAGCTGCTCATAGTGTTACCACTTCTCCATCATATGTCACCACTTCGCCATCGTGGCAGACGATTGAGGCAAGTTGTGCGGAGAGTGCCGCATCAACCATGGATGTAACCTGGGCCTGCGTGTAATACCGGGCATCGCCCCTGGCGTCGTTGTGGTATTGGGTGTGATCGTCGTCACTCAGTCCAGCTATTCCGCCATGATCAATCCCGGTCTCGACCACATCGAGGCTGGCTCCGCCGCCAGCCGTCGCGGTCACGGTCAGCCTGTTTGCCGTGCCAGTGAGGAAATCAGTAAGCAATACCGAAACGAGCCCTTTGTCGGCATCAGAGCCGAGCAGCCTGGAAGCGGTCAGGGTGTTTATCCTGGGCTCCTGGTTGATATGCCTGCCAGCTATTGCAACCCAGTAACCGCCATCGCCGGGAGTTATGTATGGGGTGTTGGAAGCTGCCGCTTCTTGCCATTGGTACATGGTGGCCAAGCTGCCCATGTAGGCCAGGAACAAGTTCCCTTCGTGTGTCCCTCTGTATCCCGATAAGTCAGGAGAGTCTATATCGGCGACCTCCGCATATTGCACCAGATCGTCCGCGTTGTTGCGCAGCTCATTAGTCAGGCGCTCAAGCGCCCCGCGCCAAATGCTGCTGACCTGGCCCTTGGGGTCAAGCATGTTTGCCCTAAGCGGTAGCTGCTCAATCATTAGATCGATCCCTTGGTGCCCTTTAACCGTGGTGGGCGCAGAATCATTTTGGTGGCTGAAGAGCCGGACAATTCATAAACCCTCTGCCTTGAGGCCCCCAAATCATCCCATCGCGTAGTGTATCCATACTGCCCTACGCTTCCGGCTGATTCCATATGTTCATTGCTCCAGGTGTATCCATTGTCTGTATGCCTCAGCGAAATCATTGATTCAATTCCGTCAGTTGAAACAACATCGCAGGGGACCGCCAATTGATCATGCGCCAACCAAACCCTATCGTCGTTGCTTGAAACAGGTTGTGTGGTCACCGTCCATATCAGCGGCTCGCCGTTGTCCTGATACTCATCATCCTCAAGTGTATAAATCCAGCCATTTTCATAATCGCCCACATATACCTTGCCCTCATGCTCAACCGCGCAGTTTCCACGCCAGCGGTTTATGGCAGGATACGGAAAGCTTCTCAGCATATGCCAAAGCGGAAAATCGGCCTTGAGCGATTCCGTGGCGTCATAGGCCAGCGTAATCTCCGGAAAAGTAATGATATAAAATAATCTGTTGTTGTGAGTAAAGGCCATCGCCTTGGCAGTTGAACGTTCGGAAAGTTGAGCGATTATCCAAGAAATTGCCGGGGTTGAAATTATTTTAGTGGTATAGCCAGCCATCATCCTGACATTCTTTTGCGTCTGATCCAGAAAATAAACTACATCACCGTCAGCAGCAATAGACGCGGCAGCACCGATTCCGATCTCAAGGAAAGCGTCTTGCCGCCGTCTGAATGTCCCGTAGGCTTCGCCGGCGTCATAGAAAAACTCAACGGTCTTAGCCCCCATTATCAAGAGCTCGCCATGGTCTGCGAACACACAAATTCCGGCATCGGGATTACGTTCCGCCGTGACATAATCCAAAGTTGACCATGTGGTGAAATCGTTCAGGGCACTGTATTTTATTTGCCCTGCCGTGCCTGCGATACTCACGATTCCATAATTTGACAGGAATGCGCAACTGCCGACTTCGGTATGTTCTTGAGCAAAAAGGCCAGACGCCTTGACATATGAATATGCCGTATTCCCGGCTACAAACAGCATTTGCCCATTCGCATTATGGTTGAGCCAAGCCTTGCCAGAACTGGAGCCTACCTCATAAAGGTTTGTCGCCGCCGAGCCGGTCAATGGCTGCCGCCACAAAGTATTTCCGATGATGGCATACAAGCTTCCGTCCCAAATATCAAATCCCCTGACTTCTCCCGCCCCGCCAGGCCGCGCCCACTGCCTCAGGCCAGGGCGGGGATACATCGAAATCATCATCCTTCGGTAGGTGGTGTCGGCATCACCCGGCACCTCTACAACCGGATAGCGGTTAATGCACTTCCCGGCATTTATAAATGGAGCCTGACCAATAGTATGGCCCAATGTGTAGTCAAGCATCATCGCGTAGCTTTTATCCTTATCTTCCAGTCGGCATCGGCTGTATCTTGACCTGAGACCCGCAGAGTTAAGTTGCCGGTAACTGGCGGGTAAGCATTCGCCGCCGCCGCGTTAGCCTTGAAATAATGATATTTGGGCACGGTACTGACAAGATTTGCCCCATTCGCGGCCGTCACCCCGTTTGTAGACCCCAAGAGATCAAGCCCGACCGTAGAGTCAACCGTGGCGTCGAAAACGAAAACGTCGGCATCGTCGGGTGCGGTCCCGCCAGCAACAGGCCATGCTTCAATGCCCAACAGGTAGTACCCGCTCTTCCCTGATCCATCCAGGTCGGTCATGTAAATGGTGGTATCGGCGACAGCAGACCCCTCGCATGTAATCACCAGCGAGACAATCCCATTTGGCAACCACTGTGGTGTGCCGGGGTTGCAGTCGGCCCACGCCTGGGTGGTGATGAGCAGCGCGACAAGAGAAATAAATATTCTTTTCATATCTTATCCTTAGATCGGATTGGTGTTGAAAGACCTGGCAAGTTTGTTCTTTACGTTCCCGACAAAAATAGCTTCCCGAGCCGAGGCAGCTTGTTGCATCTGGCGCTGATCAACTGGCCACCCCCTCTCTGTTCTCATGACCTCGGCAAGCGAATTGACGATTGCCCATTCATATCCCGGCGGGAGGGTTACTTCGGCGTTCACGGTAAAATTCGCAAGCGGTTTGATAGAGTTAAGCATTACCGTATATGTGGAGTTAGGGACCGGGAAAAAGGATAACGAACCATTCGGTGAGGTCGGCTCATAATAGACATTGCTCGGGTAGCCCTCTTCGGTTTTGTCTGAAATCGCATTGTATTCTTCGCGCCCGATTACCGTTACGGGCTGGTCGGCCTCACCATCTGAAAAGTACGAATCCAAAACCTTGATCGGCCGTGCGGTATTAAAATCACAGCCGGCCGCCGTCCCGATATTGTATTGGGCAACGCTGGCGGTGAGGGTAATGCTTTCGCTGGTCACGACATGAGCCCCGACTGTAGCCGCTGACCATGAATCAAGCATCTGGTTCAGATACCGCAGCGCGGTTGTTTCCTGAGTACCGCTTACATTTTCTTCTGGCCCGACAATCCGGGCCATATTGTAAGCTTCTTTTATCAGCGTCTTGACTGTGGTCATCGTTTAGTACATTTCCCGGTTTCGCTGAAATCCCACAATTTCCGGTTTTCTGAGTTCCAGCCTACCGGAATGACTGAACCCTTCTTGAAAATTTTCGGTTCATGTTCCGTGTGGTAGCGCATAATGTCGCTTTTAGCGGTCTCCAGATCCATGGCGGTCACAAGCCCGTCAATGGCCTCGCTCACCTTAGTGGCTGCGTCTGCCACATGCGGCGGCGCTCCAGGGGACCCGGCATCGTCTATTACATCCTGGGCTTGGTTGATCACTTCGGAGGCCGATAAGACTGCGTTTTCACGCTCCTGTTGCTGCTCGTGCCATTTCCGTTTTTGCCATTCCGGGGCGTCCGGTCCTGGCTCTTTTCGCAGTGTGTAATTTTTCCCCATTATTCTTTTCCTGTAGTGGGCGGGGGTGTCTCCCCCGCCCACGGTTAATTAAGATTGATTAAGATTAAACTTCGTCAGTACAGGTGAGTTTCGCGGCGGTTACGGTTCCACCGGTAATATACCAGTTCGTGCCGTCGCTTCTGACCTTTGCCCAGTCGCCTATGGCGTTTCCGTCAACAAAGGTGATTGTGTCCTCAGCGGCGCACGCAACGGCTGCACCGTTCACCTCGACAAGGCCATAAATTTTGGCCTCCTTCGAGTTCCCGGTGATTACGGTGTAATTCGCGGCGGCGGCGGCGGCCTTGGTGATAAATTCAAACTGGCACCCTGCCGGAACAGTAGATAGCGCCGGCAGTGTGGTCTGGTATTCTGTCCCGGAATTAAGGAAAATCATCTTCCCGCATTCCGCTGCGGTAAGCACATCCGTCGCGGTTGTGACTTCGCCGGTTCTCAGCGCAACCGTACCGGTGGCATCAGGAAGCGTCCAGGTTTGATCCGCTGTCGGGTCTGTGGGCGAAAGGGTGCCTTCATAGGCATCGGCGGTGGCACCTTCCATCCTCAACCCGTTGCTGACAAACCACGCTGAATTTGCCACATCTACATCATTGGTAGTCAGCGCGGAGATCACAACCGCGGAGCTGGAGGTGGCAGGCACGGTCAACGTATAATCCGCGCCCGGATCGGCTCCCAGGGTCACGGTCAGTTCGTTCGTGTCATCCGTAGTCCCGTCCAAAACAAACGGGCTACCGCCCAAAATTGCGGCTGTGATGGTCAGATCATCGGTTACAGCATTACCAACTGTCGTGTCACCGTTAGCCGCAAAGGCGTTGACGATTGACACACCCGGGGTTGCAGAGTCGGTAATCTCGATTGCCGTCTGGGTCCCGGCTTCCGCCTCGGTAGCGCCGCCATAACCAATGTTCAGATCATCGTCAGCGGCATCGTGGGCGATATAGAAATCATCGGTGATACCGTTGAAAAGTACATAAGTATCTTCGTCACCCCCATCTCCCACGGTAATGGACGGGGTAGTGCCTGAGATTGTCATGTCAGAAGTAAACAGGGTTGATGCAATCCCGGTGAAGGTGGCTGTCCCGGCCTCATGATCCTCAAGGAAAAACGGGGATTCGTAAGAGACGGTCCAGTCGTTACCGGGGCCTGACTCCAGGATAATGTTACCGTTTTCGGAAACAATATATCTGGTGCTCTCCCCGCCCACGGTATCACCGGTAGCCGGAGTGACAACCACGCTGTAAGCGGTGGCGTCAGCCTTCAGAATCTTATACGCCTTGGTGCCGGTGGTAACGGTGTCAAGATCGGGCAGCGTGATGACGATATTGGCGCTGCTGCAAGTTACGTCAACTTCACTGTCGCTTAGGGTCAGGGTGTAATCGGCAGATTTCGCCATTACACGCAGAGGATTAAAATTGATTTGTGTGGAAGAGCCAAGCCTGCCGGTTTCTGCAAAAGCCGTGGAAACGACAAGCGAGGCGACCAGTGCCAAACAACTAATGGTAAATTTTCTCATCTTTTGGCCTCCTTAACCCCATATCCGGGTGGCGAACATTGGCCGGATAGTTTTAAACCCGTAGTACACATCAAACCGTGACTTCCAGATGTCTGAATCACCGTCATACCATCGCAAAAACCTCAAGTTGACACCGTTTTTGCTGGTCTGATATGCCATATCCATCCCTTTGGGCACCTCCAAGTCGCAGGTCACAAAGGCGAAGGCGTCGCGGTGGTATGCGATGTTGACGGGGTACGCGGTTGATGCTGTGCCGGCAAAGGTTACGGCGGCCTCATCGGCAGGGAGTGCGGAAACATTCTGCTTGGCACCGGTAGCAACCAACCTTGGTGAGATAGAAAGTGTAACAGCCCCACCGGCCGAAGCCGTAGCGTCGGCAGTTACGGTGACCTGCTGCAATCTGCCCCACGATTGTTTCGTGTTGTGGTGCACGGCATTCACACTGGCAAGCGTAAGCACCTGACCCTTTGAAATAGTAGCGAGGGCGTCAAGACCTTTAAGGGTCAAGGTGCCATCCCCGCCCTGGCTGGCGCCATCCACCAACGGGGTGGTGTTATCCACGGTGCCGTTGGTGAGCCTGCGGACAAGGGTATTGGTGTAATAGTCGTGTCCGGAATTCCGTAACAAGAACCCTTCAGCCATCTGCTTCGAGATGGTCCTTGAGTCGTTATACAGGCTCGACATGCCATTGACAGTGTAAGTCGAGGCGTCCCCGTTCATCTGTACGCATCTTGGGGTCGGGACGAGGTTCTCGTCTAGCCTCTGTTTTGCTTGCAACCATGGCAGCAGTGCCTGACCACTGACGCTGCCGGGGGTCGTACCAGGTGTCCCTGTGGCATCGTAGACATCGAATGCCATTTCCAACGCGTCATACTCCATTATCGCGGCAAGCTGTGACATCTGTGGCTCAAGCACACTGAGCCGGAAGTCTTCCATGGATAGGGTCAGGTCGTCACTGTAGATTTCGCTATCCACACCTTTCTGCGTGGCGAGAACCAGACTGACAGTCTCTTCCTGGATCGCCTGAGGAGAGTAGTTTCGGCCAGTTCTGACGGTGAACTGGTTGGGCAGCCTGATTTTCAGTTGAGCGCCAATCTTAGGGGCGCCGCCTTTCCCGGCGTAACTGTCGTCGTATTGACGGTTGATGGTTGAAATAAAAGATAATTTTGGTTCGAGGATATCAAGGGCATTCCTTACTATCCCTTGTGCTGTGATAAGTTCGTTCGGCATAATTTATCTCCTAACCGCTTCCGCGGCGTTGTGCATCTTTCCAGGCGAAAAACTCCGCATCGCTCATTTCCGATTCTTTTTTCGGCAACTGAACTCCGGACGCCTTCGTTGGTTTGATTGGTTCGGCCGCGGATGTGGGCCGTACTGTAGGTTTAATGGAAAGCCTGTTAGCCAGCGCACCGACCGCAATCGCCCGCTTGCGCGGGTGTAATTTCGCAAGCCGGTCAACCTCTTCGTGGTGATTTGCCAAATAAAGCGCGATATCCGCCGCCTTGTCGGTGTCAAAAATATCCTCGGCCAGATCGAAGGACAGGTTGGGGACGCTCGTAACCTGCTCGACGAAATTGGCAAACCGTTTGTCTCCGTTTTGGAGACGAGTTTCGGCCTCTGCGTACATACTGTCCCGGTTTGTGGCAAATTGATTTTCTCTAGTTTTTGCTGCTTCGGCCCTTACGGCTTCATTATGGACCATTTGCCCTTTGGCTATTTCCGTTTTTACCGTCCAAGCGGTAAGCGCTTTCTGGTATTCAGTCGGATCGTCGAAGGTGTTAACGTCCGGCATGCTCCCTTGCAGCTCCTGGGTGGCCTGCTTGCCGCGCAACTCGGCCAAGGCCGCTCGCTCGGCGGCAAGTTCGGCTTCCAATTTATCAGCATGGGCCCTTGCCTCAGCGCGTTTTCTTAACGCCTTATTCAGTTGCTTCCTTAATGCGTCCGGCTGCTCATGTTGTTCGTCGTCCGGAGCCTCAGGGGGTTGAGCTGCCCCCGTGCCTTCCTCGGTTACGACAATCTCCGGGGCCGCCCCGGTTGGTTCTTCGGCAACTACTCCGGCATTACCGGTTTCAAGATCATCCATTGTTCTGCTCCTGTTGGATTAGGCCGAGTTCCGAGAGGACAGCAAGGGTAGTCTGCTGTGCTATCTGCGCTATCTGCGGGATCAACTGCTGTTGGCCGGCAGAAAACTCGACGGTTTTTTGCTGTAAATCAAGCTGTTTGCGTTGTAGGTCAACCTCCTTTCTAGCTGAGTTCAATTGATCGTCGGGGCTAGGTTGATTCTGCATCCCCATGGCTTCTCTAATTTCTTGCGCCATCTTGTCTGCATCCGGCCAGTCCTGAACGCTGGCCAGTCTCGGGGCGATGATCTGGGCAAGCGCGGGGACGGCAGAAATAAAATCGCGCATGCCGTCGCTTGCCGCCTCACGCTTGGTGGAGTACGCCATCCCAGGTTCGAGGATTACGTCATACTTCCCGACCTTCATATCGTTTTCTATCTCACCGCCGGGCATGGCCTGATTCAAGGTTTCGCTATGCTCTTTTCCATCTGCGCCGATGATTTCCAAAACCCGATCCGACCGGTCATAAAATGACGGGATCACCTCAGCCATTTCCTGGTAGCAGGCCTGAATGGCGAAAAGGAGGTTATCCACAAACAGATAGTTAGCAGTAGAACCCTGCATTTTCCTTCGATTGATTGCCAGTCCGCTTGTCTCATTGCTCCGTGCCCCCAGAGAGGCGGCGTGAGTAATATTCACATACTCGATATCCATGGCGGAGCTTGCGGCAAGCTGGGCGGCTCCCTGATCAACCGGGGCACCTGGTAATCTAATCGGCGGGGGTGCTGCGGGGTCTGTTTCGTAGATCAAAACTGGGGTGGGTTTTTCGTTTACCTCAGACCATATATCTTCGTTGCCCTTGATTTGCTTGGCGGCCGCCATAAATGGTGATACTGGCGACATGCCCACCATTTCCAGATTTTTATTGACTGCGTAGTTGTGTATTCGTGCCGGACCTTTGCTGTCATAAATCGCGGAGCGATATTGAATTTGGTTATCGACCAACATTTCCTCGCCGGCCACACGAAAAATCGGAATCCTTTTGCCCGGCCAGACCTTCGGACCGTCGAGTATTTCTCCACCGTTGGTCTTGTACCACATGACTTTTCGGTTTTTGGTCACTCGCTTTTTGACTACCTCAAAGACCTCTTTGTCTATCTGGACGTATTCTTTCTCACCCTGTTCTACTATCGCCCCGCCGTGTGCCTGGACTTGCCTATCAGTTACATGACGTCCCGACTCAAGAAGGTATAAGTTTTGCTTTTCCTCAACTATTTCAAAGTATTCCGCGACATACACGGTTTTGCCGGCGATCCAATATTTTTCACGGTCTTCAAGCCTGGCGCTCAACATCGACACCGCGTTGCTGTCAGGATATTCGCGCTTGTAATCCTGCTCCCGCATGGTGTCGGTGATAAACCCCCATTTGGCGTCTGCTCCGGTTGGTTCAACTGACGAAGGGTCCAGCATCACCGAGGCAAAGTTGGTGATTCTGCCGAGCAACAATTCTTGGTCAGTGGTGTCGTCTGACTCATAATCAGCATGAAGCCGGAAGTATCCGAGGCCAGACTTTGCACTTGACTCCAGCGCCCACCGATAAACCTGGTTTGCCCTCGACCGGAATTCAACTCTCCGCACTATGCCTTCGTATTTCTGCGCTTTTGTGTAATCGTCATGACCAACCGGCCTTGCCCTTACACCAATTTTATCTTGCCTGAACTCGCCCACAATTATCCGGACCGTGGGTTTTACCCGGTTGACCACCTCGCAAGGGCGTTTGTGCTTCTCTCGTTTTGCTTTGGTTTCTGCGCGCCACTGCTCACCGGCGACAAATTTGTTGTCCTCTTCGGAGACAACAAACTGGGGGGAATACGCTTCCGTCGCCGTATCGTAGTTTGCACGGATACGGGCCATGAGATCGTCGTCTTTTGATTTTTTCTTTTTGGCCATAAAATAAAAAAACCCGCCACAACCCCAGAAGGGTCGGGCGGGTTCGGTTTTTCCGATGTCCGCTAATGTTCGGCTATCGCCGCGTAATTAAAACAGATTTTTATTATGTTCGCTTACTATACAGATTAGCTACGTTTTGTCAAGTTATTTTTTAACTTCTTAGGGCCGGAACTGGCCAAACATATAGTTTCCTTATAAGTAAAGGTGCGTAGTAAAACGACGCGTCCCAGATACCGCAGAACATACGCGTTTCCGCAACCCGGTAATAATACCAGACTGGCGCTATTTTTCCGCGCCCCCTTTTCTCTCGAAACTTGATCAATCGTAAAGAAAAAAACATGCCTACCTCCTCTTTGTTTCTTCTTTCTCACCGGGGGCTAAAGAATCCTCGGCCATCCGTAAATGAGCGATCCGGCCACGGTGGACCTTGAAATTAACCTCACCGCAGAAGTCCGGACGAGACCCTTTCGCCCAGATGCGTAGGCGCTCAATGAGCCAGTCAAGATTTTTCATCGTGATTTGTTGCTCCCCCGCAGCAACTTTGCGTTTAGAATATTCCGCAAAAGTGCTGTTTGTCGTACATTTATTATCATCGGTAAAGTCACCTTCTACTGTCACCTCCCTGAACATTTCAGCGCAGAATTGTTCATCATCAAACATCCGCCGGTATTCAGCCTCTGATAGCCTCCGGCTACGCCTTGTCTTTTTGCATGCAATGTAATGAAATCCTACGCCCCGACTGAAGCCATAGTCAACTATACATCCGGCTGGGACGTGAAATCCTTTGCTGTTGATGCCTTGTTTCATTTTTCTTCCGGGTTCCTATAATTTTTCTTGATGTATTCAATTAAATCGTTGGCCGCCGCAGTCATCCCGGTGTAACCTGTTATCTTTATGACAAGTTTCCCATCTTCTGTTTCTAAAAATGATATTTCCCTATTCGCAAAATTTTCACAAACAACTGCTTCAGCGGAAGCCTGACCCTCCACGGCTGGAGGGCCGATTATCCACTCATCTTCCGAATCACTAACTGTTTCGTTTGTTCCTGAACAAGCGACCAGAAACACACCACACACAAGCAACACCGCAAACACTATCTTAAGTAGCATAGAAATCACCCCCAGTCTTTGCCTTGAACGGCTTCGCCTTGTTCAGCGGCTCCCATTTCGTTTCAAGTAGATTCAGGCGATACAGGTTCTCTACGTAATCATCCCTATCTTTGCTAGGTTTGCCATCCGGATCATACATCCAGTCCTCTACCTGCTCTATGGTCTTTCCACAATCCCGGAAAATAAACAAGCTCGGTTCCTTGTTCGGACCCATCAAGGCAGTGTTCAAATTTATAACCCCTGAATCCTTGTCCTTGGCCGCCGTCTCAAGCTCCAACCCAAATTGCTCAAGCTTCTTCATCACCTTGCCATAAGTGGTGTTCTCGTTGTTGCTGTCAGACTTCGACAGCGGATCAATGATGATCTTGCCAATCCGATAGCACCGCTTCTCCTTGATCCGAATTATCTGGTCAGCGATAAAATCACCATCACCATGCCCCTCAAACTCATCACACACATACCGGAACTCCCTGGGGGATGTCGCTATGAAACTTATCACCTGCGGCTTCCTTGGGTGAACATCGATAGCAACATCCACAATCCAGTCAACCGGGATGTCAAACCGATCCTTGACATGGACCTCGCGTCTGAACTCAGGGCAAACCAAGCCCGTCATGCATTCAGGCACACCGTCTATCCGTGTCTTCTGCTCTTCCGTCGTCATGGTCTTGGTGTATTGGTTCAACCCCTCCTCGCTTATCCCATGCCCAATATTCTCACGGCTGCTGCCAGTTATGTTGAAGTAGCTCGGATCGGGAGTCCCATCTAAAAGCTTTGCCTTCAAAACCTCTCGCGCTATCCACGCCTGACCAATCAGGGTCATGAAAAAATATTCACGCCCACATCTGTCCACTAAACCACGGGCGTTTGCTATCCGCACATCACGATTCGGCGGCTCATCAAAAAAAATCGCATCACCGTGCCAACCCGCATGCGTCCGGGCCTCAGTGAAGTTGCTCATGATCTCCACCGTGGAACCATTCTTGTGTGTGAAAAAAAACTCTATCCCATCTTGATTCTTCTTCGGCTTTCCAGCAAATCTGTGCGCCGGCCATAACTCGTTGATCGCAGGGATCAAAACAGTCTTGATGTGCTTCTGCCAATCCTGGCCCACCCATCTCATCTTCCTCGGCTTGTCATGACCAAAATTAATAGGCCTGTCACACCATAACCACCTCCCCTCCATCAAACACCAAATCAAATAAGCGCCCAACGTCGTCTTCCCACCACGCTCACCCATGGTGAAGGTCAAAACCTTCTTGCTGTCGTCAAGAACACCCTCCAAAAATCTTGACTGCGCAGGGTTCGGTACCCACGGCGGATCATGAAACGCACCAACATCAGTACCAAAATGGAAAACCTTGCTCAGTTGAAACTGTTGCTCAAATCCCTTCCCTACTAACTCGTAGTTCTTCTTGAGCTCGGCCAACTTCTCTCTATGGGTCTTTCGGGGCACGCCTAACCCTCTGCCCCGTAAGGCCCGCTACGATCAAAAACGGAAGCACCACAATTATAGCAACTGAACTCCCGGAACGATACCATTTCCATCCATTCAAAAAGCACATTGCAGTACGAGCAAGTCACCAACCTCTTCTCACCACCATCCTCAATTTCGTTAAGCTTAACCTGAGCCTTCAAATAGTCCCCATAGTTCTCAATCCCTTCTTCGCTTCTCACCTCGCTTCTCTCAAATAGTAACCCATCAGGGCCGCACCTCCCAAAAATTCGGTCGGGACATGCCGCCTGGCCGCTCACGATGTTACGCTGGTCTGGATGAGCACAAACAAAATCTATACCAAACCGTTCATTAAACTGGTAAAAACGACAATCACAACAATACCGCTTCATGGCGTTACCCCTTTATAAAAAAAATGGTAGCCGAAGACCATGATGGGGGGCCGGGGGGGGCCGGGCTCCCATGGGTACCCCCCGGCCTCTTTTTTTTTGGGGGGTGGCTCGGTTGCAGCGGCAAGGATCATTTGGTTGTTGTACCCTCAATCAAACTCATTGCATAACCGCATGGATTCATTTATACTTCCCCATTATCGTAAACCAAAGGCCCCCAAAAGGGCCCCCATACTACGCACATCATTGCCATCCTCTATCCCCATCATCCGACTAAGCGCCTAACACTTTCCGTTGTATCCACCGCCGGAGAGGCAGAGACTAACCACCTGTTTTCATTCACTTCCGCCTGCTCCATCGCGCCTATCATCTTCATGGTGCTCTTCCTCATCATCCAGCCCGATCTTGCCCTCAAGCACCTCTATTTGTCCCCTGATCCCGATCATCAGGCCCATCAGCTCCCGTGCCTCGACAATCTGGGTCGGCTGCCCGGCCTCAAGGCGCCGCTCGTTGCCGACCTGAGCCAGGGCATACGCTACATTGTTAAGGGAAGCCTTTTCCAGTCGGCCCTCATCCGCCATACCCTCAAGCAGCCGGAATTGTACACTATCGAGCAGATCAATCTTATTTGCCCGGAAGGCGAGCAACTCACTAGAATTAAGCAAGATTTTTTCGAACTTTGCCAGTCCTTCTGAGATGCGGGACTGGGAGACCCCCATTTTATCCGCTATGGCCTCCATAGTCCAGCCCTGTTGCCGGAGTTGGATTGCCTTAGCTCGGTCCCAGGTGTACATTTTACCTGGTGGGGCTCCTGGTGGGCGTTTGGCGGGTGTTGGCATTGGTTCTCAGTTGGGAATGATTACTGATAAGGTATCTTGCGGAAGTAGGCAGGCTTATTAATGAGGAAAATTGGCTAGTTGGTGGTACATATTCCCCGGTTTTTATCAGCCCGACGTCATTTAGTTACCCACCTATTCCCTGAATTTTCCAGGTTTTGTATTTGTGTGGGGAGGCCGTTTATCCTGTCAGTCCGCCTTTTTAATCACCTTTATTTCAACCACTTGGGCGGTTTCACCAGGGACCTGTCTGCTTCGGTCGCGCCGGGTATTAATGAGAATCACTATCATTTAGGAAACATTCCTACCTACTTAGAACGGCACGTCATCATCGCCCGGCGGGATCGCGGATTGCTCTGCCTTGCGGCCGCCGAGCATCTTCATATCCCGGGCGATGATTTCGGTGGTGTAGCGGTCATTGCCATTTTTATCCTGCCACTTTCTGGTCTGCAACTTGCCCGTTACAAAAACAAGTAAACCTTTGTCAAAGCATTCGCCGATAATTTCAGCCAGCCGGCCAAATGCCACCACTGCTACCCATTCTGTTTTTTCTACGAACTCACCGGCCTTGTTTTTCCATTTTTCGCTGCACGCAATCGAAAAATTTACCACAGCCGTGCCGTCCGAGCCATAGCGTATTTCTGGTTTTTTGCCAACTCGACCGATAAAATTGCATTGATTCATCATGTAACGTGTTTCCAGGTCCTGTTGCGCACGATCATGCCAATTGCCGTTTGAGTCACCCCATATTCTTCCGCCAATTCGTACTGATTTTTTTCAGGGTATTGACACCTGATCTTTTTCACTTTTTGGTCATCAAGTTTCGCGTTATAGTTCCTGGCCCCAATTGCCTTATTTTTATAATAATCTTGCCTGTTTTTGATAATCATGTCGCAATAGTTGGTTGCCACGGTTCCAAGAACGAGGTGGTATCGGTGTTTTATTTCGGCCATGCTATCAGGAATCGTTCTCATCTTGTCCGCTTTTTGTGAACATCTGTCCATGATATGTGGACTTAAATTACTTTGTTCTCATTAAAACTTTAGTTGTACACTTTGGCCACGCCACCCCCTTTTTGGCCGTGATTGAGGGCCTCTTACCTTGTTCAGGGGTCACCACCAGATATTTTCAGGAATCCGTATCGTGGATCAGCGGGCCGCAGTGGAGCGGGTGACTCCAAAGCCAATTGCCTGTTTTCGGCCTATCTCTATTTTCAGCCCCTACAACTTTTGCTGTAGGGGCTTCGGGCCAGCGCCGGGGGCAGCGCTCCTGGTAGTAGTTGCAGCAATCGTGCACAGGTTATCTTTGCCCCGCTGCCGGGCTGCCGGTGGAAACTCTGAGTAAAAACCGGGTTCTATATGTTTAACAACTTTTGTTGTGCTGGTTCTGTCGCAACATCAAAATTACAAAAAAAGCCCGGAAACCATGGGGAGGAAACCATGGCCCCGGGCTTGCCGGAGGGGAGGGGGCACTGCCGGCACAAAAAAGCCCAATCGTGACTGTATCGTCACGATTGGGCAGACGGATGTAATTTTATTTTCTGAACGCATAAAAACCCCCTCAGGTTTTCTGCCATAATACTCATTTTGTCAGATCTGTCAATACAATTTTTTATACTGCGTTTTTCTTGCCTAACACCGTTCTATGATATTTTCTATAATACTTTCTATCATATACAATGGTATAAATTCCTATACTCACCCAAATCCAGTTTTTTGTACCACTTAACTGCCTGTAGTTATTACACTTTAATTACTGAAGGGTGTCCTGCGGGGACAATAATTTGCACATTCCTGACACATTTCGGCTACTATCTCTTCGCATCTTGTTCAATGATTACGGCTATTTGTCTGACTTCTATCATATTTGGCATGATAGCTGCTTTATAAAAGGCAAAGAGGGGAAATAACCACAAAGCCAAAAACAGGAGAAAAACCATGACAACTACAATCACCATCAGCAACGACATTCACAACAATGAAGCTACCGTAGTAGCCGAGACGTGGGAAACCGCCCTTGGCGAAATGATGGCTACATTGCAAGAAAAAGAGTTGGCGAGGACCTGCCGCAAACTGTGCGGGATGTCGGATTGTACCTGCGGCGGATACCGTGGCCTAGGTGTCGATGCCGCGGGCGAAGAATACAAGATCATCGTGGACTGAGGACCTTGACCGAGCCCGGCGGTAACCGGGTAGAGGGAGGAAGAAAAAATGGGAACCTCGACAACTACAACTCAGACCCCGACCATCATCGTTACCTCTGAACGCTGGAGCCGCAACCCCTATGTAGTGTTTGAGGGTGATGAACTGATTGGCGCAGCTATCGCAACCGACTGGATTGAGACGGCGTTAGAAGAGGTGTTAGGGTGGGACAGCGACGTAACCAGAGAGCAGGTAGAGGAAGAAATAATTGCCGAGTTCGTGAGTGAAAACGACTCCGTTGACGAGTTTTCGGCAGAGCACAACATCTGTCGGGCCGGTGATTACTATTACAAATATGATAGCGATGGAATGGCTAAATGGATCGGGAATTTTGCGAGCATGGCCGAGGCCATTGAGGGATGAAAACCCAACAAAATCAAAAAGGAGAAAAAATGCCGACAATACACTATTTTAAAATAGGGGAAAAATTTTTATGGAACTGTGGCTATAGTTCCTTGATTACCGCGATTTTGAAACAAACCAATTCTTTCATAACCTATCAGGTAAAATCTTCTGGGGCTTTCATTTGTGAAAGACGACTCAAAAAAGACAGATTGGTGGCAATTGGATAACGCAGATTGACCGGGCACCCGGGGGGGGGGGAATGAAAAAACGACGGGCGTATCATTACGCCGAAAAAATTTGCCGGGATTGCGGGGAAATCTACGTCCCGACCGGCGCGTCACAAATAATGTGCGCCGCATGCCGGGAGAAATCGCCCGATATTGGCCACGCGCCCGCGAAAAGGAAGTATCGGGCAGATTGGGATATCAACGACACCCCATGGGGGTGAGGAGGAACGACGATTTAACAACAAAGAAATTTAGTGCTGGGCTATTTTGCCCTTTTTCCTTGACGGAGGACGACATGGGAGATTTTTACAATACAGATTGTGGGGCGGATAGGCTGACCGCCGAGGAGCTGGAGAAAATCGCCTTGGCCGGAGGTGTGGTCGGGGGTATAGGCTATGGATCCGCCTGTATTGGTGAGCTGCCAGCAGAGCGCCACGGCTATGGGTTTAAGTGGATTAATCGGCAAGGGATGGGCAACCACGGGGACGTTGTCCTGACCGCAAAAAGTGCTCATGCCGCCGCGATGTTGCGGCAGGGAAAGGTTGCCGCGTGGATGGCTGAGTTCGGCCTGACCTATCAAGCGGCCGACAGCCTTTACGATGCGACGAAGCGAGCCCATGGGCGGGAGTGGCAGGTTATTGAATATGCCGTCAGAACACGACGACATGCAGCCTGGGCAACATTTCCAGGCTGCATGAATGGGGTTTGGGGGTGGTTTAAACGGTGGAACATGCCGGAAACAACGTGTAGTGCTGGACGGCTGGACGCTGTTGCTGCGGTCATCAAGGCATGGGTTTGATTAGTTTCAACAAGCGAGTGTACACGGCATATCCGACAGAATGTGGAATTTTACGGTAAAGGGAGAAAAAATGAAATACCAACTCAAAATTGATGTTGAAATCTGGGCCGCGTTCAAACGACTCTGCCAAGGCAAGGGGACGACGGCAGCGGCGGCCCTTCGGCAACTAATCCGGAAAGTGATTTCCGGGGAAATAAAAATTGATTGATCAAGGAGGCCAGACAATGAACTGGAAATTTGAAGACGAAAACGGGAACAACTCGATTTTCTTGCTCGATGAATTTGTTTCTGACGCGCTGGACAACGGGATCATGGTCAAGTGGGATCATGTATCGTGCAAAGCTTGGGCGAAGCCGGGAGAAACGGTAGAAAACATTGATACGCTCACCATAATCGCCGACGCGAACGGCAGATAAGTGATCGGACGGAGAAATAAAAATTGATTAAGGATCCCAAATAATGAACAAAACGACAGCAAGAAAAGTAAATGCATTAATTGACGAACTTGAGATAATCAATGGACAACTCCGGGAGATCTTGGATGAGCTCCAAGACAAATTCGACGCTCTCTCTGAACGGCAACAGGAGGGGAAGAACGGCCAAACCCTGGCGGAAGAGATCCCGCTACTGGAGGATCTTTGTGACGCGCTGGATTTTGCAAACGACGCACGACCAGAGGAGGTGTCATGATAAAAAAAGCTGAGGTCGTTTACGTGCCACGCCGGGGACACCGCTGGATCGTCAGTTTTGACGACGACCGGGTTCATAAATCCCAGACGTACAGGGGGACAGACAGTTATTTTGAGGCATCAAAAGCCCGGCTGCGGCCGGCCGATATCAATCCATGCCGCAATGTGCGGCCCGTGTTGGATCGAGAATGCAAGGGCCCGGAGAGATGTCCGGGAATTTATCCTGGTTGATTATGCGTCCATCGAGGGGTTCAGACCATGAAAACCAACCTAGTCGACCTGGTTTACCAGTTCGGCTGCACAAGTTTCGACGCCGGCCGATTGGCCGATCACCCCGACGGGGTTGAAAAAGTTGAGGAGGCCCGAAGGCTTTTTGAAAAAATCCTTGCGGAGCTAAACCGTCCAAAATTCGTCATCCCCACGCCCCCACGATACGATAAGTTATTTTGGGAGGCGACCCTTGAAAAAGCTTAGGAGGAATCGAAAATGATCACGACAATTTACAAATGCGACAAATGCGGGGCAGAACAAACAAATAATGACCAATTTTGGTCAATAACTGTTTTTGTAGAAAACGCCAGCGTAAATTACAGGAAGGGCTGGCAGGGCATCCAGGTCTGCCGCTCATGCCTAGGATCATTAAATATTTTCCCGACAAAAACAAAAGCGTCAGACCCCGCCGCACCGCCACCAACACTTGAGGACCTTATCAGGGAAATCGTTCGATCAGAACAGGAGGGCGGATGAAAACTTCACTCGAAAAAATTGCCGACCTGGCGGTGATAGGCTCAGCCGTTGTCGGGTTGGGCATCGTAGTCATCTATTGCGCCACCAGACCATTTTACCACCATGAGGGCAGGGTGGTAATCTGCTCAGAATCTGTCAAGGACCGCCCAATTTGCGGATTACCTCCGGGCATGGAGCCAGAGGAGGCAAAACAAGTGTTGTCAGACCTCAGGAAACTGTACCCCGAACAACGGCACTATACCATTCCGATAATAAACAACTAAGCACACCTTTTTAAGGCCTATTCATCCAGTCCCTGCCGCACCACGGTAGGGACTTTCTTTTTTCTGCTGTAACTTTTCTGCGCAGCGCATTTTGGCGAGCATTCGGGCCGCGCGTTGCCTGCGTCCCTCAGCGATTATCCCGCGTACAGTGTCATGCGGGCCACGTCCAACTTCATACGGAGTGTTCACGATCTGCGTCCGTTTCGTTTTTTTTGCATGGCTGCGGTTGTCGCGTTTTTGGTCGGCGCAGGCTTTCGAGCATGTATCGTTTTTGGCAATACCGGAGTAATGCGGAAATTTGTTCCCGCAGGCCGTGCATACCTGGATCTCGACCGCCGGCAACAGGCCCCGCACCAGCAACCGCCGACGATATGCATGATTGCACTGCCCCCGCGACGATTGCAACCAGTGCGGTCCGCGTCCTCGTTTTTTTGTAATAGGCTGGCGGCATTCCGGCCGGCCGCACTGGCATAACTTAGGCTGCGGCCGTGGGCACCTGCAAATTCCATCGCTCGTGATGCTGCCGCACTCCAGGCACTTTTTCATACGGAAAAACCCTCATTAATATATTTTTTCCACCTATTACCTGTTAAGTTTAAAATAACATATGCCAATAAATCAATTTCACGAATCCCTGGAAGAATATATTTCTGCGCTTGAGGCAATCCGCTCTCGCTTCAAACGTACAAGCAGCGGGATATGGATTGCTGGCAATGACGGACAGAAACTACATACGATAGTAATTGAAATCATTGACTTAATAAATGATGCCCTCGGCGAACAAAACAAATACTCAACAATGATCGGTAATTATTACAATAGCGGAATGGCTAATATGTACAGGTCGCCTTCAATAAAAAGCGTTGGCGAGATAATTTCCGTTCTTGCTTCATTACAAACCAGAGTCGATAGGAACCCTGAGTTTCTAATAGAGAAGATTTTAAAGATACCAGAAAAGAAAGACATAAAATACCCGGACAAAGTGACACTGGAATGGGTTTGGAAACACGTGCCAGCCAGTTATTATTGGTCTTTACTTTTGGCATTTTTCTTTGCTTTTTCACTCGGCATCATGTTTTCAAAAACAAACCTGTACATGTCTCTAAATGAAACCGCCACCGCCATTATCAGTAGCGGAACAAACACAACAGAAATTAAAAAATAAATAATAATATCAAACATAAACTTAACCAGTCACTAAAGCTGACCCGGTACAACCCTGCGTGAACATCTGCAATTTCATTGGCCGGGTCAGCTTAGTTCAGCGTTATGTTGCTTTGCAAGCGCGGCCATAATCGTTACGCAGTCGGCCTTTTATGTCGTCAAGTGTCTCAGCCATACAAGTCGGGCAAACAATGCGGTTATCCATTCCAGGGTGCCGTCCCCTTATGTAAACCATTCGTCCGCCGCAAGCATCGCAACTTAACAAGTCAAATTCAGCGGAAACGCTGGCCGTGGGGCAACTGTGCCCGTTGGTCAGCGCTTGGCCACATCTTAGGCACTTGCCTATCATTAGTTCTTTCATTCGCGTTCCTCTGATTATGGGTCGTTAAAAAGCGCGAATCTGCACGTTGCTGGTTCGCTGCTGCTGTAGCCCGATATACTCGGGATTCAGTTCAATCAAGATGGCGTTGCGCCGGTGCTGCACGGCAACACGCCCGGTGGTCCCACTCCCGCCAAAAGGATCGAGCACCGTCCCGCCTTCCGGGCAACCGGCCAAGATGCAAGGCGTAACCAGGGCGGCAGGGAATACGGCAAAGTGCGCCCCCTTATACGGCTTGGTGGCTACTTCCCACACCGTGCGCTTGTTGCGGGTCTCGGTCACGGCCCGAAAAGCATTTTGCCCGGTTGCTGCCATTGATTCCGTTTTGCCGCTGAACGTCCCTTTTTTGGCGGAGGGCCGCACCTTTTGAGATCTTCCGAGTTGGTGGTCGGCTGTTTTTCCGGTGTGGAACTGGCTGCCATTCCATCCGCAAACGGCCTGCTCTTTTATGGCCTCGTGGTCGTAAAAATACTTCTCAGCCTTGGCCAAGAGGAAAAGGTATTCGTGGGCCTTGGTTGGCCGGTCGGTCACGCTCTCCGGCATGGGGTTTGGCTTGCTCCAAATAATGTCGCTCCGTAAGTACCACCCGGCATCTTGCAGGGCAAAGGCCACGCGCCAAGGAATGCCAAGCAGGTCTTTAGGCTTACCGCCATCGTTTGGCCTTACGTCCATCGCCCGGGCCCCGAGCTTATCGTCGGTGTCCCGAGTCTTCCTCCCGCCGTTGCTGTAGCTGTCCCCGAGGTTAAGCCATAGGGTGCCATCGTCACGAAGCACCCGGTGAACCTCCCGGAACACCTGGGCCAGTGCTGCAACGTACTCACCGGGAGTGGCTTCAAGGCCAATCTGCCCGGAGCACCCGTAATCTCTCAGCCCAAAGTAAGGCGGGGAGGTCACGCAACAATGGACGCTCTTGTCGGCCAAAGTCTGGAGTATGTCGCGGCAATCGCCGTTGAGTATCTGGAGGCTCATAGTTCCTTCGGTGGCGCAGCTTTTTAACAAACGGGTCAACCAGACCGCGTGAAGCGGCGGATTTTCAAGGGTAACTCAATGGCGCGGTCTGGTTACCCTTGGCGTTGGGCGTCACAATCCGACCTTGTCGCATGGAACAATAGCAAAAGTGAAGGTGTTCCGGTATCCATCCGTAGTATTATTTAAGACGGCATAGCATAAACCGGTCTTTTCGTCCTTGACGTAGGCCATATTATCGATAAAAGCCCTTAGTTCTGCTTTCGTGGCCTCAGCAAGATCCTCGCCTTTTCTCTGTCGTAAGAAATTGCACCCTCCCAAGGCCGAAACGCCCAACAAAAAAATCAAGCCGACCGCTAGAAGCGCTGTTCTGTTACGCGGGTTTTTCATTCAAATTCTCCCTGTAGTTTTGCCACCGCTCTACATGGCGGCAGCTTATTTTGGCGTTAGTCGTGTAGCATATTCAGTACGAGGCATTAAGCCGCTGAATACGAAAATATAAAAAATAATGACCGGCAGAGCCGCGTTGATTCATTGCCGCCGGCTGAAACCATAAAGCTGCATTCGCTTTCACTGCTTTCTCTTTCCGCGAAAGGGGCAGTCGTTAAAGAAGGCATGAAGCCGCTTGGCTCCGTTTCCCCAGCGCGGCGCAACCCTCGGCCTCCTTGCGCTTCGCTCCAGTCGCCGCCAGGCTGAACGCCTGCCGGTCGGCCACCTAAAAACGTGTGGCCGAGTCTCGGACGCCGCGCTGGGTTTGGCTTTAGGCTGGCTTGTTTCATGTAGGTGCACCTGATGATGGCATGATGAAATAATGATCATCTGATTGTTTGAGTGAAAATAAGCGAGAGCCCTAAATGACAAAAAAAGAAACTAAGAAAATAACAACCAAAGCCGAACAAAAAATCCCTCTCGTCGTCTCCCAAAACGACGCCTATGATGAAGAGGGCACAGCAGTAAGCTTGAAGAGCGAAAAAGGTTGCGGCTTTAAAAAATTTAAGAAATTGAAGAACTTGTCTATGCCTTTGCGATGACGGTATTCACTGGATTTTTGGTCTGGTTCACCGCTATCTACAGCAGCACCACTAAAGACCAGCTCGCCGCTATGATTGTTTTCACTAAGGAATCTCTCGCTATGGCTACAAGACAAGAACTCGCCCTGTATGTTTGGGGATTCATCGACTATTTGGATGTTTTTAAAATAAGGCATTGCACAAATTTTTGCTTTGTCAATCGCGCTGACGGAACTGGTTTTAAAGTTTGCTCCAATAACAATAAAATGACAGACGCAGAGTGCAAATATAAGTATAAGTAACAACTTACTAGCAATCTGTGACATTATGTCGATTTCCTTTTTTTAAAAGAAGACCGGCAGCAACTAAACACGTGCCATCGGCCCAACAAAGATGCCGGATATTTATCTAAGAAAAATGAGGAGCAACTTTTAGAGCTTTCCCGTCAAGTGCAGAATCTGCAGGGTCAACTAACGCAGATTCAGATGTCGTTACGATAATGCCGACAAGTGAAACTCCAGAAACTGCGGTGCCTTGGGCCGATATCGTTAAAGCCTCGTCGGCTTCGGATTGTGATTGTCGGCTTGCGGTGGATTCTGTCCTCGGCGGAGCCGAAGAAACATTATCAGTGCTCATGACAGTACCTCTGGCCGGCGACTGTAGCTCGCCGACGTTGTTAAAATTAAAGACGTGGGCTTCGATCAGCGTGATCGCCGTGCCGAGGCCGGGTTAACCATAAATTCCAGCGGGCTATGGCCGCTGAACTTGGCGTTGGGCCGCTAGAATAACCGACCTTGCCTCATCTCATTCTTTGTTGTTTTAGGTGAAGCAATTTCGTTTTTTATGAAAAGCGACGAAGGAGTTCCTTTGAACGCAATTGTTATTGGAGTAGGAGAAGAGAACATCGAAATCTCGGTTTTTAAACTGGGTAATTTATTGGGTACCCATATAGTTTCTCGCAGTGTTTCCATAGTTGATGATTTAACCGAAGGAATATCCAGGTTTGCCTCTGAAGATGCGCTCCCCTCAAGAATTCTTATTTATGACGGAAAAGAAGGACAATTGGAAGAGGTAAGACAATCTTTAATGAATGCCAGCTGGGATGATTATGAAAAAGTGAAATTTCTGCATACTCCAAAAATTGAAATTGTAACC